AGTGAATTTCCACTTAGATAAGCCCAAAGTCATAACTTTACCTGCTGTATAACATATTGACTCAACCCAAGTGCATATTTGCTTATTTGGTATCTTTTTGAGGATATATAGTACAATACCTCCACCTGTACCACCCATTAATAAATCTGAATTATTTACTATAAAATCTAACATATTATCTCTCCTTTATAATTACTTCTATAATCTCTATACGATTACGAAGTCTTTTTACTTCTTCGTCTAGTTCATTTGGTTCTTCAACGTATTTAAGAATTTTGTCTAGTTTGAATTGTTTTTTGATTAACTTGGCAACAGCCTGTATGATCATTTTCTGTACTAACATTTTCCATTTCCGTCTATTAACTCACCCCATAACGAAGTTCTGCCGTTTATTATTTGAATAATGTGAACTGTAAATAGTCCACCTCTATAAAAATCTACTATTGCAAAAGCGTGTGCCCATCTATGTTCGCTATAATTTAGCCAATTATTTGCTGAAGGCGACAAGTCTTTCAAACAACCTATACTCCAAGCAGCCTTAACACCATCTTCGTGTGTAACTGACATTTGTTGTATATCGTGATGATGCCCATACATATAATTAGCACCTCTTTTTACTAAATGTCTAGCTGTATGATATTCACCATTAAAATGATGTCCATGATATAAATATAATTTACCTAATTTTAATCTTTTTCCCATAGGATAATATTTATAACCTCTGTCTACAAGTTTTACTGCATTTTTAAACTTATATTGAGGTACGTAAGGATATGTTTTTACTGATAAATTTAACCAATTATCATGATTACCTTCAGTAATATACTTTTCCGTACAATTTACTTTATCAAGAACTTCATCAATCTGGTCCATACCAGCATTAACTTGTTTTATGTCTTTATCAAAATCTTCTATAAGGTATTCTAAAGGTGGTTTTTTTCTATTTTTCCATTTCCACGCTGAAAATGAATTCCATTCGCCTACATCACCTATATCAACATAAGCGTCAGGTTTGACTATTTCAATAGTCTTTTTTAGGACATTTATGGCAGGTTGGTCGTGTAGAGGAAAGTGTTTATCTGGCGTTACGATTACTCTCTTAACTACACCTTTACTCATCTACTTTATCTCGCTTTTTATTTGTTTAATTCTATATATAAAATAAGCAATAAGTACAATCATATATCCCACTTCTACTACTGGACTAAATATATCTGCCCAGTTTACTATATAGCCACTTAAACCAAGTCCACCAACTTTTAGACTGTCAATGTCCACTTGCCACCTCTTTTACTCTATTACTTAATTCTTTTGCTCTATTAGGTGTTTGTCTTGCCCATAAACTATCTAACATTTCTACCGATGCTTCTTCCCATCGTTTATTTTGTAGATGTGCTAATGTTTTTTTGAACTTAGAAACGCCTGTAACACCTAATTGATAACACAT